CCTTGGGTGCCGCCGGTTCTGTCCAGGGCCTTTTGCGCCTCTATTCCAATGTGCCGGACAATACCTATCGCTTCGATCTTTTCGGCGGCGCGGCCTTCACGGAAAACGTAGGATGGCGCGCCCCTGTGGCAATGCCAACTGTACTCAACGCCCTTGTGAATGTGGATGTTACGACCGGGCAGATCGACTACACCGACCCGGCGACCTTCCTCACTGCTGCTGGAACGGATAATGTCAAGGATACACACATCGATTGGGGCGACGGTGCTGGACAGATTGGCTATGCCGATATCGTTGGGACCTTCGGCGGCGGGGCCTGCTCTGGCTATCTGAAATCTGATGGCACTTGCGATACACCTTCCGGCGCGGCCCATGACGCCGTGACGCTATCCACCGACCTGGGAAACAATCTCCTGGGACTTTCCACTCAGCAGATCACGCTCGACAATCAGACGGCAAACTATATCTTCGCTGGGCCGACCACCGGAGGCGCCGCTGCGCCAGCTTTCAGGGCGATGGTGGACGCTGATATCCCTTCCGCGATTGCGCGCGATACGGAGCTCCACGCGGCGGTTACGCTCGGTGCAAGCCTATCGTCAATCTTCAGCCTGACCGGTCAAGAACTTGGCCTAACCGCTTGGCCGACGTTCAACCAGAACACAACCGGGACCGCTGGCGGGCTTTCCGGAACTCCAAACATCGTGGTCGGGACTATATCGGCCGGTGGCGGTGGTTTCCAAGTAGATGCTACCGGAAACGTTACCTACAAGACCATGACCGCAACCAAAGTCTCGGGTGTTGCCGGTCTTGGCTCCTTCGTTGAAGCAAACTCCACCGATACAAGCTATGTCGGCATCATGGGGCCGGCGAGCATTTCGGAGTCTTTTTCGCACCAATATCCTGACGCTCAACCGGCTGGCTCGTTCTATCTTTGGGGGACGCCTGCTGGAACGGGCGACCCGAACGGGAATAAGGTGTCAGCGGCCACGGTGGTTACACCGGCTTCCGGCATGACAACTTTTATGGCAACGCCGAGCATCGCCAACCTATTTTCGGCGGTGACCGACGAAGGCGCGTTCGCCGCAACCTTGCTTGGCTACGCCGACGCGGCGGCTGTTCGCGCAGGGCTCGACCTTGAACGATCAGATACCGGGGCCATGACCACGACCGGTTCTTTCTCCTCACCTATCACAACGAACCCCTACACGCTTGCAGCCGGGAACTGCTACGGGGCCACCCTCTACTATGGGGCCACCGGAGAAATCGACCTGCCGGCCGGCGTGGACGGCATGAACCTCGTCATCTACAACACCGGGGCCTTCACGGTCACCATCGACCCGAACGGCTCTGAAGTGATCGTGCGCGACGGAACGAGCCAAACGGGAGGCGTCACCATGACGCTTTCCAACGGCGCGGGCAATTATGTTGTGCTGGTTTTCGACGGCACGCAATGGGTAACGAAGGGATACAAGGGTACACTGGCCGCAGGCGCTTAACAAGGAGGACAACTTGAAAAAAGCAATCATCATTCTATTGGCGATTATCATGCTTTCGGCCTGTTCTGCGATGGCCGAAGAAGTAAAAGCACCGGCTCAGAAGCAGCCGACCGAGGAGCAGGTATTGAGCGCAATCCAGCTTGCCATGCAGCGGCGTGAGTTGGCTATTTTCCAGGCTAAAGCGGCCCAAGAAGACATCGACAAGCTCAAGGCCATGCTCAAGGAACTTTACGCGCCGAAGAAGGTGGAGAAATGAAAAAGCTTCTTTTGATAGCCGCGATTATGCTTTGTGCCGCCGCGTCCATCGCCTGGTTTAGCGCGGGGGTGGGCGGGCCGGTGCAAACGTCGGCACCTGACTACTACTATGGTGACGGGACTAATACGGACCCATACTCGACAGCACACGGTGGCCTGGATGACACATACAGGTTAGGCGACCGTTGGACACCTTCGGCTGGCATTGGTATTACCAAGATCGGCTTCAAGGTGGCAACCATCTATGGTGTTACAGATGTAAAAATAGCGCTGTGGGAAAATGTCTCTGGAACATGGACACAGAGACGATGCGGGACGGTATCAAGTGTAAGTACCGGATGGAACGATCTTGATGTATCTACTTGGACTACTACCACCAATCAGATCGCCATCAGTGTGGACCCCTCTGCCGGGATACAATTCTACCGGATAGGAGACACTTCACCAAGTACTGGATTTTATTGCAATCCTGTGGTTTATGCCGATGAATGCACCTCCCCGTCGGCTATGTCGCCGAACGATTACTACAAGATAGCTGTGAGGTTTTATGGTAGTTAATATTCGTCATCTTTTTTTGCTGCTCGCCATTTCTTTACTTGTGCCAACCTTTGCTAATGGCGCGACATACTATATGGCGACCAATGGAAACGATTCCACCGGAGACGGATCTATCGGATCACCCTGGCTCACGGTAGCACATTCTCTGTCTCACATGGCAGGTGGGGATACGTTGATTATCGGTGACGGAACCTATACTGGTTCGGATAATGCATTTAACCGAGCGAGCAATTCTCCTCCGTCTGGTAGTTCGTCTGCCTGGACTACCATAAGAGCCGAGAGTGTTGGTGGCGTTACATTCGACGGAGAGAATGCCAACAACATGTTTTACTTCGACTATATAGATGGACAAGAGGGAAATAGATATTGGCGGTTTGAGGGGTTGATTTGGGCGCGGTGCCCTGCGAGTAATGTGCATTTGCTGCGTAGCTCCTACGTTAAATTCCTCAACTGCGGAGCGTATGGCGCTGGATCTGGAAATAACATTAATTTTAACTTCAACCGATGCTCGTATGTTTTGGCAGAGGGGTGCTATGCCTATGGTACCGGTCGGTACAAATTCTTAGCCTACTTGTCTACATATGTGATTTTTAGGAATTGTATCGGCAGACCGGATGATATAGACGCCGGTGGAGAACCTATTGCTGTTTTCACAGCATATTCATCCACCTATACCAAATTCCAAAACTGCATCGCAATTGATGCAGATCAAGACTCTTATTGGAGTAATGTGGGCGATAGGCAGGGGTGTTTTTTTCTACCCTCTACCGACGCCGATGGAGCGCATCATGAAACAATTAATAGTGTTTGCCTCAACAGCAAACTCGGGGGGCTACAGACGACCGGAACCGAGGCGTACGAAATAACCGATGCAGCGTTTACAAATACTATAGTTTGGGACGCACAAGAAGCCACTGGCAATCAAGATATAAATCTGCTGCGTGGTAATGGGGATGTTATATCGAACTGTACGTTTGGGTACTCATCGTCCGCCTATTCAATTACATACCCGTATGTGTTGAGTTGGGACGGTATCGGGACAGACAACAATACTTCAATAAAAAACTCTATCTTTTACGGTATTTTAGGGGTTGGGCAAACCATAATGTCAGATGTCGAGGTGCAGGACTATAACAGCTATTATGCAAACACGGCGACATTGGGCAACACAGGGGCGCACGACATTACCGCGACCGACCCAACAGCCGGATCGTTGGAGTATTTGCCCAGGATTGAAACCGGATCTGCCCTTAAGGGCGCGGGCGAATCTGGCGCGGACATCGGCGCAAACGTGCTGACCATCATCGGCACTAGCGAGACCATATGGGGGGAGACAGGATACTCAACCGACACAGGCGTATCTATGTGGCCCTTTCCAAACGAAGATTTAATCAAGACCAAGATGGCCGCGTACAGCAGTGGGGGCGTGAGTGGTGCAAGGGGGTTTGCCACCGGGACAAGTATTGATGGATCGGCGCAATCATTAACTCGTTACATTTGGGAGTACCTTGGGAATCAAATACCGTGCTCCATTTACGGTAATTGCGGTGGTAAACACTCAGTATCCGGCACCGGAAATTTTCAATAGTCGGTAACGAACGTGTGAACGTACCTTGAGGCAACTATGCCTGAAACGATCTACATAGGCTACACCAGCACCACCGACCTGCCGGATTGTATCGCCGGCCTGGTTAAAAGTGTTTTGCAGCGCGAAAGGATTTTAAAGCATGAAGAAAGCCCTTTGGATCGCCTTGCTCATAATGTGCGCGTGCTTCAGCGCCGCGCAAGCGGCATCGGTCACGCTCCAATGGAACCCGGTCAGCCCAAAACCGGACGGCTATCGCATCTACAGGCGGGCGCACGGCGCGGACTATGATTATTCGCGGCCGGCCTGGACCGGGCCGGCTACCACCTGCACGGTCGGCGGCCTGTCAGATGGGCGGCATTACTTCGTGGCCCGGTCCTACGTCGGCAGTGATCAAAGCGGCAACTCCAACGAGGTCATGGAGCTGATCGCGGCCCTACGATATTGAAAAAAATAGGCGTGTCCGGCACGTTCTATGGTCAAACCGGCTATGACTCTCTGACTGATGACGACCTCTGGCCTTGGGACAATGAGGCGCAAATAAAATCTGATATGGCAGCATATACCTACACTGGCGCAACTACTCCAAGCGGCACAGGGACATTGAGCGGGGATAGGGGTTTTGCCACCGGGACCAGCATCGACGGATCGGCGCAGACACTGACGAAATATATTTGGGAGTACCTTGGCAACGAAATTCCATGCGGTATTTACGGTTGTCGGCACGCTGTTGATGGCGGCACCTTTAGCGGCGGGGCCGTTAGGTAGGGCTCGCAACGACATGGAAAACGTAACCTGAAAGAAAGGTGAACTAAAATCAGTTAAGGAAAACTAATGGCAAACGGCGACATTAAATTCGAAGCTGTGAGCGAAGAGAAGTTCAGGTCATTTCCATCTGAGCAGCAACAGTGGTTCATTTACCAGACTCTCAGTTCTTTGAGTTGTACCTGTCATGAAAGACAGGTTGCGTGTGATAAGAGATATGTCAGACGAAAGCACGTTATATATGTCGTCATCTTTGCCTTTGGTGCTTTTTCCGTTCTCGGATACAAGAAGGATGAGATCATTGGCTTCATTATCGAAGCGGCCGTCAAGGCTGCAATTGCAGGAGTAATGCAATGACGGAGTAACTAGATGAATCGTACTGATCGCATCAAGGAGCTTCGTAGTGTTCTGATTCAGATCGAGGAAAAGTGTGATCAATGCTGTCATATTGGAACTTGGTTTTGTAACAGGGAATGTGATAGGCCAGGATTAAGGGAGATCACCATTCGGATGCTTGAAAGAGAGGGAGCATGCGTTGGTTGTTTACTTAAATGTGTTGCTGGTGGTGAAATTCACCACAAGGAGGAAGAATGAACGTGAAGAAACTAGTTAAAACAAAAACCTTTTGGGCCGGACTGTTAGCTGTTATCGGCAGCATCGCTGGTGCAGCTACCGGAGAGATGGACTCGGGGACGGCCATCACGACCGGAATCAACGGACTTTTGGCTGTACTCATTCGTGATGGAATTCTGAAAGTAGGTAAGTAATGAACTCGCTGCTTAACGACTCTGAGCTCAAAGATGTTCTTGCTGACTGTTATAACTCTACGGAGAAATTCTCCAAGGTTATGATGCCGGAAAGATTTTCTGCTGAGTTCTCTCCCTTGCATGACAAAATCATTGAAGCGATTGATTCAGGAGAGCCCAGAGTCGTTATTGCAGCGCCTCGTGGAATCGGGAAGACTTCACTCTGCTTATCGTATTTGGCCAAGAGGATTCTCTTCCGGGATGCACGCTTCTGTGCTTACATCTCGAACTCAGCAACGTCGGCCGAATTGCAGACGGAGAACCTTAAGCGAGAGCTGCTTTCGAACCAGCTGATTAAGAAATTCTTTGGTTCCATTAAGGCTGAGGCTGACTTGAATGGTCTCGACGAGGCGTTCTCTAAGAAGACCTGGATAGCGAATAATCACACGATGATGCTTCCACGAGGGGCTGGCCAGCAGATTCGTGGACTTCTTTATGGCCATTCGCGACCGGACATCTTCATCATCGATGACTTGGAAGATGCCGAAGAGGTCTTGAACGAAGAACTTAGAAAGAAGCTACGTATTTGGTTCACTGCGGATGTAATCAAGGCGGTTAGCCGAATAGATAAAAGCTGGCGATTCATCTACATCGATACCCTGAAGCATGAAGATTCTCTGCTTCAACATTTGCTGGATCATCCCGATTGGTGCTCACTGAGACTTGAAATCTGTGACGACAACCTGAAGTCAAACGCTCCGACGTTCATCAGCGATGTTGACATTCAGAAGGAATACGAGTATCACAAGAAGGATGGAATGCTCGACGTTTTCTATCGGGAGTTTAGAAACCTTCCAATTGCTAAGGAAACGGCAAGCTTTAAGCCGGAATACTTTCGGTACTTCACCGAAGGCTTAGACTGTTTGATCGTGGAGGAGAAGAACGAGGACGGTGTTGTCCACGAGACGAGAATTCCTTTTGACGACCTCGTAACGGTCGTAATCTGTGATCCGGCCAAGGAGCCACAAATCCAGAATGCTGACACCGCGATCATCGGAATTTCGGTCCATCGCAAGTCGCGGAAGATCTTTTTTCGAAAACTCGTTGCTGGAAAGATGTACCCTGATCAGATTTACGACGAGATGTTTCAAATGCTGGTGATGCTCAAGAGTTGGATTCTGGCGGTCGAAGTTACGTCGCTTCACCAGTTTATCTCCCAACCGATTGAAAACCAGATGCGTGTCCGTAACATTCACGCACAGTATATAGAACTTAAGGCAGTTGGCAAGAAGGAAGAACGTGTCGGGCATCTCGCATCATACTATAAACTGGGTCACATCTATCACCACAAGGAAGGGTTCCAAAAGCTTGAATCACAGCTGCTAGCCTTTCCTCGACCGGCTCTGTGGGACTGTGCGGATGCTGCGGCTTACATCACCAAACTGCTTGACGAACTGGCACTTTACTTTGACCCGGTCGGATTTGATGACGAGAACTCAATCGCACCGGAAGACTACAGTGACCTTAAAGCTGAGCCGCAGGAAGAATGGGCTACGATCATTTAATTGCTGGTGGTGAAATTCACCAGCAGGAGAGGAAGGGACGATGGCTGTTAGAAATCTCTCAATCGGGCCGTTAATCAACTGTTTAAGATTCGATGATGCAGTAACGCCGCCAACAGCACCTTTTACGATTGTTCCTCAGGCTGTTCCGGCAGCGGCTTCGACGAGTCATTTGACTGCCTCATTCGCCGATGTTAACACTGCGCTGAATGCTCTAGGAACAGCAATCAATAATCTTCGAACGGCTATGCTTAACGCTGGAGTTCTTTACTAAAGGGAGTTTAGAATGCCTTACATCTTGCGTGACACAGGTAAGCAAAATCGCGAGAGCCTAAATCAGATGGCTTCCTCGGGGAAGTTCTCTTACAACTACCCGAACGGTTTAGACCTCCTTCCGAAAAACGAAGGGTTGCATCGAAAACTGGTTGACAAAATCATGGATCGCGCCAGGACTTCCGCAGCTGTGATGTCCAAACGGCATCCCTACTGGCGGGAGCTCGACAGGAATTTAACTACGTATGTCGACCTGACGATTGATGAAAAGGCTTTGAAGAAAAAGGACGAGAAGAAGCCGGTTACGATCGTCTTTCCGTATTCGTATGCGATTTTAGAAACGCTGCTCGGGTATATGGTTTCGGCGTTCTTCCAAGAGCCGATCTTCCAGTATAAGGCCACAAGTCCGCGTTCCGAGATCGGAGCCATCCTGCTCGAGCACGTGGTGAATAACCAGTGTTGGCACAACAAGGTTCCGCTGGCCCTTCATACGATGTTTCGGGACTCCTTCGTCTATTCCTTCGGTGTCGGAGCACCTGGATGGAAAGTTCAACGCGGAGTTCGAATTGTTCGTGAGCCAGTCTTCTCAGCTTTCGCCAAGATGTTCGGCATCGAGAAGCAAATCGATGAGAAAATCGTCAGGAAGAATGAGGTGATTTTTGAAGGGAATACTCTTAACAATATCGATCCCTATCACTGCTTGCTGGACCCGAATACTCCAGTCGACCGTGTTCAGGATTCTGAGTTCTTCGGCTGGTTGGAACATACGAATTACAATGCCCTGCTTCGCGAAGAGAAGGAGTCCAAGGGAGAAGTCTTCAACGTCAAGTACCTAAATGATTTGAAGAATCGTCAAACGACGATTTACTCCAGTGATGTTTCCGATAGAGAGAAACGAACGGGAGGTTCTTCTCGGGATTATTCCAGTGATACGACTAACCCGGTCGACGTAATTAACATGTACGTTGACATCATCCCGCGGGAATGGAAAGTCGGAAAGTTTGACTATCCTGAGAAGTGGTTCTTTCGTGTGGCGGCTGACGATGTTTTAATCGAGGCGCGGCCAATAGAGGCTGATCACGGGATGTACCCACTGGCGATTATGGCGCCGGAATTCGACGGTTACTCCAGTACGCCAATCTCGAAACTTGAAACGCTTTTCGGTCTTCAGGGTCATGTCGACTTCATGTTCAACTCGCACATGGCGAACATTCGCAAAGCCTTGAACGACATGTTTATTGTCGATCCGTATCTCGTAAACGTGCCAGATGTCAGTAATCCTGAACCTGGAAAGATCATCAGGACTCGCAGAC